ATCAGTCTCCGCTTGTGATACGACCGCCGAGGGTCGGATCAAACTTAGCTCGTTCGTCTGTTTTTTCTTGGTATGGTGCTGGGAGCAATTCTTCTGGAATGCCCAGCTTCCGCAGATAATCAATGTAGGCACTGCTCACCTCACCACCTGCCGAGATTGCCTGCCCCGGTACTGCAGGTGCGCCAGTCATTGGGTCCACATACATTGATTGATAGGCAGCCATCTGCCCCGGTGCGCGTCGAGCAAGCTCCGCTCTTGCTTGATCAAACAAGCCGCCACTGGAATAGCCACGGACACCACCAGCAAAAGTGCGCGGCGTTGGCATGCCCTGAGTCGGTGACAATGTGCCAGGCTCGACTAAACCATAAGCCTCTGCCGCGCCAATGTTTGAGCGCATCGCGGCCTCTTGCAATGGCGTCATTGCCGCAACGTCAGGGCCGTAATAAGGCATGTATCCAAGTCGGGCAGCCATTGCAGCAGGGTCAAGTACCTGCCGCTGACTATACTCGGTCGCCCACGCCGGGATTTCTGTTTGTGCGCTTGTTGATCCACCTTTGCTCATAGCTCGTTACTCATCACAATGTGTTGCTGGGTCCAGTGGGGCAGTGCCTTTTTCCAACCTGGACGCCCTGCTAGAGTCATACTATCACACCCGTGCATCTGTCCAAATTCACGCAATGATTCTTCGACATCAAGAATCTGGTCTAATTCACCACCTGCAAGAAAGACATGCAGCACTTTCTTCTTGGGGTAAACGACAATCTCAGTGACCAGACATCCACGCGGTGCGGGCCATAACTGAAACCGACCCGAGAACACTCCATCAACCACATCCATATAGTCATGCGTCCCGCCCGAGTATTCCAGTGCCGCTTCGATCCAATCTTTGCACCGTTTTAACTCGGTTGTGATCTCGCCGTTCATGCCCTGATCCGAGTGATGGACAGCGATGCTGATGGGGTTGCAGGCGCAAAGCCTGTCGCCGCAAAAGCCTCCAATGAAGCAACGGTGTGATCACTGGTCGCCCACATTGCTTCCAAGTAATCACCAGCCGTTACGGTGAAGATCGCGCCTTTGGTAACAGGCTTTGTCTGCTGATTGTTGTGCAATGTCGCCTTGGTTGATCCAGATGGAACGTCAACGCCATTGATGCGCGGCCAAAAGTAAAAATCCAGCTTCGACCCGCTTGTACTGTAAACCTGCGCCGTAAAACTCAGATAATACAGCCCACCTTCTTCAAAGATGATCCGGCTTTGGTTTGGGTTTGCGCCGAGCGAGATCCCATCCGCAGCGCCAGTTGCAGGCGCATCAAAGACGATTGGATAAGCCGTATCAGATGCCGCCGCTGTGATATTGGCATCTTGATAAAGGAAGGCAAACCCATTAGCAATGACTAATTGCCGAAACTCACCATCCAGCGAAACAACGGGATAACTGTTCTCACGGTCCCACATCAAGATCCCGTCATCTGAGGCTGTTTCTCTGGCATTCTGGTGTTGGAGTTTGTTGGCATTGCGCCCGAGATAAGCGACCAGCCGCTCACCCCATAGCTTCCAGTCGCTACCAATCGCCGCAGGAGGCCGGTTAGGCGCGCTCATCGTCTGCCTCTAGGGGTGACATCCAAACGCATCGTACCGACGCGCCAAGAGGCTAAACGATCACCCTCAACGCGCATCCTGACCTGCCTGCCAGTAAACCGTACCGAGGTCGGATTACTCATCGTAAATGGCCCGTATTCGCGCTCGACATCATTTGGATGAAAGCGGGTCTTGAATCGAGCAATGGTGTCGCCCTGGGTCTGCTCATCAGGAATCAGCTTTGACGCGATCATCACCTGATCACCAGCGCCCAATGATAATGGGCCAGTCTCAGCAAAGATGGTCGCGCCCTCGATATTCAATCCCACTTCATGCTCGTAGAGATCGCCAGCGGTATCAAGCGCCATCGGATAAAGGAACACACCAGCATCAACGCCAGCGGATCGGCCCAGGGTGCCAATCATCCAATATTGAGATTTGTAGTTGAATGCCACATAGCGGCTGTTTTCGTTTGCTGATTCATCAGGATAGAACCACCAAATTTCATCATGGCTGCTATTTGGCATCGCATAGATCTTGCTGCGCTGCACTCGGTTCAAAGAGTCGAACACATAGTCAGACACATCACACTGAAGCTCAATGACCTGTGATCCATCGAAGACAAAGAATCCATCGTTGCCCATCCAATAGACCAAGTTATCGACAGCGGCCACGCCTTTTCTGGCAATCAACCCGCAGTTAGTCCCAACGCGTTCAATGCCATAGACATAAGGGGGACCAACATAGGTTGCCGCATGGGCATCTGAGTCAGTCAATAACAGTGCGCGACCCTGCATCCTAATTCCGGCCATCAATGCGCCTTGCGTTTGCAGGGTCAAAGATCCCGCCTCGTTCGTGGTGTCAGGGGTCCAAACAGTGTTGTCTTCTCGGTCAGACCATTGCACTTTGCGAGGATTGCCACCCGCACCCAGCGCAAACAAAAACCGTTCTTCACTGACCATCAGCGCCAGGTTATCGGCTGGCGCATTTGCGATAGGATCAGCCGCGCCAACCTTTTTGACGATCACGTCATCCACATCAAAGCTGATCGCGGTAGCAGTTGCAGGCTCGAACTCAATGTCACCACTGGTCGCGTCCGCACGGAATCGGAAGGTGTGAGTGCCAGCGCCATAGGTGGCGTTGTAGATGTCAGTGGAGGTTCTGATAAGAACTCGCGCCTCATCCGCGCCTGCGCCAATGATCGTGAATGTAACCTCATAGGTTTCACCATTCACAAACGTCAGAGTCTGATCCAGCGTGGCAATCGTTGACCCACTAAAACTAGCGACACCCGCAGCAATCGTCCAATCAGCAGATCCTTTGGTCCAGTCGCTATCGGCATCAAAACCGCCGTTCGTGACTAGGTCACTGCCCTCAACGGTATCGAGATCCCATTCGTACAAGACGCCATCTTCTGGGTTGCAGGCAACGAGGTATTCACCCCAATTGTCTAGGCTCCAGGTTGTGGCCTCGCCATACAGCCCCTCATCAGGTCTAGCAACGCCATAAAACGAGGTGCCGTAAAACCCGCCACCAAAGCCTGTATTTTGCTCTGCATCGACATTGCCAGCGGTCAACCCTGCTGGCGTGATGTCGGTAATGTCATTGTTTGCTTTGAAGATGTAGAGGTTGTTCGCTGTCCCTGCTGCAACCCACCGATCACCTGTGTTGTCTTCCCACGCCAACATGCCCCGACTGATGCCAGTCACAGCATCTTCAATCCTGACACGCCAGCCGCCGATTGGACGCAGGGAATTATCCTCCCAACGCACAAGATTTCCATCGCGCCAACGATTGGACTGCTGAAACTCAGTACCGTTGCGGTAGATGCCTGGCGGTAATGTGAGCGGGACCAATGCCATCATGCAATCCTGTATCTGATCACGACGATACCGGAGCCGCCTGCTTCTCCTGGAGGGGCAAAAACCCCTCCACGTCGCGCACCGCCGCCACCACCTGACCCAGTATTAGCCGCGCCAGCAGTCGCGGACCGCGCACTTGATCCAGAGGTAATACCACCTTGACCGCCGCCTCCAGATCCACCCAAGCCGCCGCCTTCAGAGTAAAACATACCGCCACCACCGCCGCCGCCATAGGTGATGTTTGAGCCAGTGCGATAAGCATTTGCAGTGCCAGATCCACCGTTACCAGCAGGGCCGAAAGATCCAGAAGCAGTGCCGCCATTCGCTGATGCGCCAGCACCGCCGCCGCCCGCGCCTTCACCATCGCAGTTAGTGCCGCCGCCACCAGAAAAACCATTGCCGGAATTGCCGCCGTTACAATTCGGGGCGCTGTTATGCCCTCCCGGCGAACCACCAGAAGCAGTCTGACTTAAAACGGTTGTGCTACCACCTGCACCAGCATCGCCGTTTGAGTCAGCCCCAGTACCGCCAGCGCCGATAGCAACCGCATAACCGCCCGGGGCTGGTGTTAAGGATGCAGTTACAACTTGGCCAGCGCCACCGCCGCCACCGATGTGGGTGCTGGGTTCTGCACCACGACCACCAGCGCCACCGCCGCCACCGCCGACTAGCAGAACATCAAAGGTTCCAAATGGCCCACCCCCAGGCGTATTCTGGATGGTGAAAGTACCGCCTGATGTAAATGTATGCGAGCGATAAGTTGCGCCGCCCGAGGTGTAGTCTTGGGTTGTACCGCCCGTGGCAACAATGATCCCACTCCCACCGCCCGCCAGCACTGAGTGAATCCCAGCCATCAGCTAAGACCTTGCCCCGTAATCACAAAAGTGTTGGACGCAACGCAAACAAGGGTAGCAAGTCCGCGCTGAAGCAATGTGCGGTCGTCGTTGTCACCGTTGACCCAATACATGGTCACACCACCATCTCGGGCAATATCTCGACTGTCTGATGCGTTGTTGTAGATCACTACTGTGTCGCCCACTGCAAACACCCCAGCAGGCACTGTGATCGTGCCAGTGGTGATGCTGATCATCCCACCAACATCAGTCGCCTGAAGGGTATAGTTCGCCGTCTTGGCCTGATTGGGCAGAGTGCAAAGCTCATCAATCGCGTCTTGTTTTGTCGTACTGGTCAAGGCGACATCAGACGGATCATAAGCAACCGCCGCCGCAATCTCGGTATCAGCCGAATCCCAATTGGCGTTGAGTTTCGTCCCCCAAGTGTCTTGGCTTGCGCCAACCTCAGGCTTAACGAAACTGTAGTTGGTGGTGGTTGTATCGGCCATCAGTAAAACGCCACGATATTGGTTGCAGAGGTGCCGGTCGAATACACCCGCTTGCAACGGATCGGGATGATTGAACCAGCAACGATGTCAACGAAGGTGACATCATTACCTGCGATGGTTTGAACCTTCAGATCCCCAGCGCCACCAACGTAAAGCGCCCGAACATTGCCAGTCGGGTCAGTATCGCTTGGAGTAATCGCCGCAGCATCGTAACCGGGGTCTGTCATGCCAACATTAGCCATTAGCCTAATCCTCTCACTTTCATGGTAAGACCAGACCCAGACAATCGAGCCTGCTCAGATTCATCATTCAATCGCGCCACTGCCGCACTGTAAAGCTGCGCCCACACTTGTAACCTGGGGTCTTCGACTAGGTATGGCGCCGAGTGTAACAGAGACCCATACAGGTAGACATCGGGCGCATTGGTCAATAGCCAGTTGCTGGTGTTGCTATCCGACAGCGCCGGAATCTTTGCGAGATAGTCCAGCGTCAAGGTGTAGGTGTCATCTGGTGTTGGGTAGATCTCTAACTGTCCTGCGGTGTGCGCGTAGAATCTCGGCACACCACCAACGTCATTCGATCCAGTGCGTTTGTCTTGCATCGCCTGACGGCTAGCAGGCAGTGATTCAAACTGCGCGTTCGCGCTGATCGTGGTCGAGGCTTCCATGCGCCAGTGCCGCACATCTCGGTTGATCTGTGCTTCTGCAAGCTGGATGAAGGTAGGCGCAACCGAGGTAAGGTCATCTCTGTTAAGAAAATCGCCAATGGCTGTTTGCAGGGTTGCGTAGCTTGCAACCCCATGCCGCCCGTCTGGCCTTGACCTTTGGAGTGCGCTTCTGGCTAACAGTTCGCGCACAGTATGCGTCCCCGCGCTTAGTCCCAGGGTAAGACACCCGCTTGTGCGTCTTGCCCTCACTATCCTTGTAGGTGGTCCCGTCTGCGTATTTCCGTTTGGCTGGGACTTTCTTTTTCATCGGGATAGCAACCCTTGACCGAGTTGAGTGGAGCCTATCGGATCGTACAGTTCAACGCCAGACAAGATGGCATCGATCAGGCCAGGGCGAGCGCCTTGGGCGACATTCATGTATGCGCCAGACGTGCCGCCAAGACCCATTCTATCAGCGGCCATACCAACATCAAACGCGCCTCTCTGGATCGCTGTTTGTGGGCCTGACATCTCACCGCGCATTGCTGGCATCAAACGGTTCTGCTCTGCCTGTCGCAATGCTTGGTTAGCCTGCATGAAGCCACCAGTCTGCCGCATCAGTTCAGCCGGTGACATTTGGCCAGCCATCGCCGCCTGCGCTGCGCGGTCTGGGGTCATTGCCGCCAACAAACCACCAGCACCAACGGCTGTTGCTGGGGCTGCATAGTTAGTGCTTGATTTTTGTTTTTTTAACGCATCAATTTGACCTGAAATGTAAGATGGAAAACCCTCAAATTCCATTGGCACTTCAGAAGCATATCCAGCGTGTTCAACATCTATAGGTTCAAACCCAACAGACCTATACAGTTGGACAAGCTCTCTTTGATTTAAACCCTCACCAACTGGATTTGCATCTAATACAATTCTTTTCCCTGGGTATTGTTCTTGGATGTCTGAGATTATTTGCACTAACGCCGATCTAGACAATCCTTTCCCTTTGTATTCTTCATTTAATTTAAATAAATCTAAAAGAACAGCATCATCCCCCCAATCTTCCGGGTCGGCTTCATCAATTTGGTAATAATATTCTTTGCCAGTGATTGGTTTTATTTGTGGTGGGTATGTTGAATTTATAGCGTCCCAAACCAGATCTTCGTCTGGCTCAACTTCGCGCAATGCTTCGCGCAAACTTAAACCATCATCTAATTCATCCGCGATACTATTAAGCTGGGCATCTGCAACTCGATTTCCGGTTTTAAGATTTCTAATCTTGTCACCCGTTACATCAAGCCTGCTGCCAGCAGCCTTCCCAACCTTCCCAAGCAACCCCGGCACGGCCATCAGTCAGCCCTCACTTCTTCTTCGCCGTCTTCGCAGACTCTTTGAAAGCCTTGGCAGTGGGCGCGCCCTTACTGCCAGGCTTCCGCATCTTCTCGCCCGATCCAGCCTTGATGCGCTTGCGCTTGGCGTGGATGTTTGAGTAAAGACCTTTCTTGGCCATTACTTGCGCTTGCCTTTCTTCAAGCACCGACCAGCGGCCATACACTTCTTCGGGGTTGTGCAACTCTTACAAGGTTTCATTGGACACCTCAACAGGTTTAGGTTTACGAGGCCGCCCTGGGCCACGCTTGACGGGAACTGGTTTGGGCTCTTGGCAGACGCCGCGCATCGCGCACTTGCGCGAAGACTCACAAGTCGGGCAAGGCTTGAAAGCCTGCAGCCGTTGCATTGCTTTTGTTGCCATTATGCAATCCCCCTCAGATTTCTTTTCAGAGCGCCAGATTTACCCCAATCATCTGTGATTGTCGCAGATTTCTGGAAAATTGCCACAAGACCAAAGGCATCGGCTGCGTGACTGCTCCAATCATGATCAGGACCAAGGCCGATAGCGCGAACCTCATCACGCCGTTCGTGATACCAACCCAGTGCCTCTCTGCCGCCTTCAGTGGTCTCGGCATTAAACCGCATTGATGGGAAAGCCTGCCGCACTGCGTCAATTCTTTGGAGTGCTGCGCCTTTGCCTTGATTCTTGACAATCTCGACTGTGAAGCCGGCCTGCCTCAAGTAAGACTCAGGCGTGACAGCAAACACCGCATCATGTTTGACGCCATCATGCGGCAAGACGCAAATAGCCTCGCCGTAACCGTGAGAGCGCAGCCAATTAACGTGCGCGTCAAACGGCTGACCTACAGCCTCGTAATAGTCCAAC